CGCTATTTCTTTTTTAACTGTAGCAATACGTTCTTTGACAATATCTGTATATCCTGCTAGGCTTTCTGCCATTACAGCTGAACGGCTCATATAGTTTTTGAACTTGCGTAGTTTTGCCATTTCTTCTGATAGGCCTACAATATGCTTACCAAAATCGTCATAGGCATTTCCGCCTTCTGCTACATGGCGAGCCATTGCCCTTGCGCCTGTAAGATGTTTGTAAGGATATTTGAATCTTTCACCTTCTGGTGATTCAATATAGATTTTTCCAATCTTTTGAGTTCTGCCTGTGGCACTTTCTTGATTAATATTTTCTGTATGCTTAATCATAATACGTGCTTCGCCAACCTTTTGATAGCTTACACGGCTTGTGCCATATAGTTTTGATTCTGTCATTTTATCGTCCCCAGAGCGATTTGCTAAAAAATTATAATCTCTCTTTGTTAAATTAGTTTTTGTAATATCTCTAATGCTAAAATCTAACATTCTTTTTTTGCTGAACGTTCTAAGTTCTTTTAAAAAATTAAACCACTGTTTTTTTGATATATCATCTTGATTTTCTACAATATCTTTTGAATATATAACCTTTAATCCTTCGTCTTCAGAAATGCTAATACTTACTTTGCCTATCTTATTTCCGTCGTTAGAATAGCTAAAATCAAAAAATCTAGCATCTTTTGGTTCATTAGTTACTGTACCACTTTCGTCACCTATAGTGATATCGTTGAAACGGCTGCGTAATTTATTGAAAAGATCTTCACTTATGTTGTTCATTTTGCGCATAAAGTATTTATCAATAGTTAGTGCTAATGAAGATTGGCATTGGTGCTTCGTAATCTTCTAAGTCTTCGGTTTGTGTAAACGTATTGTAAACTCTAGGATCCCAATCTTTTAAAACATCCATCATCCTTAGAGATAATAAAGTTGCACTGATTAGGTCGTCAGTCATTCCTGATTTTGCTTGATAGCTTGAACCAGTAGCAACATAACCTTTTAGTTCGGATATAAACGGCTTTGAATGCACAATCATTTTATCATTTTCTATCATTGTTTTGAGCCTAGAACAGGCCGTAACTTTGGTGCTGTGTGTTGTGTTAAACCCTTTACGAAACTTCCTGACATGACCTTTACGTATCGGTTCAGATACAAACAGGCCTGGTATATTTTCTTCCCCAAAATCGTTTATAACGATTAGTGCTGCCTCACCTAAACCATTGTTCTCTACACTCCAATATATCCCTGTCGGATTTTTGGTACATTCTTCAATATACCTACATATGTCTGCAAGGACCCTTATTTGTCCTGGGATTGCTGTTTGATTGTGCTGCCATTCTGCAACTTGTTCATATGTAGGCAATTCAAATACTTGTATAGCAGCATAGTCGCCGCCGGTGCCCATACTAGGATCTAGTGCGACACAATATGTGTATTGACTGGTAGGCTTTTTGTACCAGCGTGTTTGTCCCATATTTAATATCGGACTTCCGCCTTCCATTGCTGACAGTTTGATCGAATTTATTAGAGTTTCGTCAAATACCAAAAATTCACAGCCGTATTCACGTCTAAACTTTTCTTCTCCGATTCTACCGATTTCGTCTTCTTTCCATTTTTCGTCTCTGTCAGGGTGTTCGTGCCACTCTGCTCTAAATGCGTGAAATCCGTTAATGCCTAGCTCTTGTTCGTTGCCGTAAGAATCAAACTTTTCTTCTGCTTGTTTCCAAATAGTAGCAAATGTATCTTCGTCTGAGTTTGGCGTACTTGTAATTATAGCACGACCACCTGTAGCTAGCGTAGGTGATATTGAAGTCCAAAACTCTTCCGCAATGTTTGGTTGCACAAACGCAAACTCGTCACAGTATAGTAATGAAATAGACATACCACGTCCTGTGTTGCCTGTTGTTGTTTGCGAAACTATTCTACTACCATTTTCAAACTCAATGCTACCTTTGTTGTAACTAGTAACACCTGCTCGTATATGATCTGGACAAGTTTCATAAACATACCGTATACGTGCCATGATCTCCTGTGCACCTGTGTATTTGTGTGCAGCAATTAGTATAGTTTGATCAGGATGAAACATTGCATACCATGCTAGATAGATACTAGCACAGGTTGTTTTACCTGTTTGTCTAGGCATCATATTGATGTTAAAGCGATAGTTGTGATAACTGTGCATTAATCGTAGTTGATATTCGTATGGATCAAACAATAACTTACCTTTTACAGGATGCTGTATGTAGGCAAATTGCTTTGCAAAGTGTAAATATCCTTCGTCAGGATCCATGCACTTTAACAGATCCTGTATTTGTTCTTCTGTATATGTTTCTTTGGTGTTAGCTTTTTTTGTTAATACACCATCTAAACTTTTACTCATATAAGTACTTATCTCTCAATATTCTAGATATAAATTTATTTGCAATGTGTCGATGACCGTCTGCTAATGGGTGGCCGCCGCGACCAATTTCATGATTTGTAGATACACATTCGTCTGCCATATTCCAACCGACATTATTATCAAGCCATACATTTTCTGACCAATCTATATTTTTATAAATAGGAAGACTTTTTGCAAATTCTAATTTTTTGCTTTCTATAAAAGGATTATTTACAGCAAAACTCATTATGCATGGTATGTTTTTTGCTTTACAAATTTGTTGAATTTGTAAAATCTGATTCAAAAATTCATATACAATATGCTGAGTTGTTCTCACATATGCTGAATATTGTAATAGAATCTTGTTAGTAGGCATAATATGTGGATTGTTATACTTACGTGAATATTCTTTTGCAGCAGGTGTTTTGCCTGTTTTTTTACATAAGCGATTTATTAATATTCTTCGCCATCCGTCTTTGTCTTCACCAGAATCAATGTTGCCTACATAGTGTTCATATCTGGACAAATCTGTCCACATTATTGAAACTAACTTAATATTATCATAGGTTGCTAACGATTCAAATGTAGTTCTTACAATTCGTTGATTACTTGCTCCTCCTATTGCATCATTAACCTCTTGTTGGTTAAAATGATTACAAATAATAGCAGAATACCTTTGATGGTATACATCATCTAATTCCAATCCGTAAGTAAAACTATCGCCGTTAAAATATAACATATTTTATTTACTCAAAAAAATAGGGCCTGCAGGCCCTATTTGATGTAACCCCACCGTAGATTATTTTTTAGCTTTTTTATCTTTAATAGCTTTTTTCATTGGCTCTTTTTTGTCGCCGTCTTTATCCATATCTAAAAAGTCTGGCTTTGCTTTCTTTTCACTTAGTGCTGCCATTAGCTGTGCTTTGATAGCTTCAACGGCCATTGCATTGTCACCGTCTTGTGCTTTAGCATATGCTTTCTTTTCACGGTTAAGACCACCGCTTAAATCTTTAGTCATATACTTATGGTCTTGATATTCTGGATCAGGCTCATTATCGTAACCTTCATCCATATCGTCCATATAATCTTCAATGTATTCTTGAGCTCGTGCCATTACCATATCAAACTTATCACTGCCGCCATCTTGATCAGCCATAGCATCTGCCATTTCTCCAGCGGCATCTTCTATGTTACCTTGCTTTATTAACATACTTACTTTAGCAACGTCAGGATCACCGTAGTACATCATATCTGTGTCCATTTCATCTACAAACTTGGCAATCATTGACGCAACTTTAGGATCAGCATCTTCTTCAATGTCATCTGTCATTTTATCGCCAATAGCTGCTCCTGCTGCTCCTGGTAATGCACTGCCTACAGCTGAACCTACTTTAGCACCCATTGCGCCACCGGCTGCTTTTCCTAACATACCTTTGCCCATTGCGCCAGCAATTCCTGAACCTGCTTTTGCACCAAGTGCTGCACCTTTTGCTGCTAGTGCGCCTGTTGCACCTGTAGCTGCACCTGCTGCTGAACCTAATGCGCCTCCTGCCAGTGCGCCAATTAGTCCTGCTTGTAAATCTTGATCGCCTTCTACATCGTCTTTACCTGGAATTTTTGGATCGTCGTCCATTGCTGCACGAAACTTTTCAATGTCAGTACGCATTGGCATTGGCATATCTGCTGGTACTGGCTTTGATCCTACACCTGCGTGTCCTTGCATAGCGGCTATCATATCTGCAATCTCTGCGCCTGTTTCTGCACTAATAGAAATTGTAGCTGCTTCGTTAAGTTGTTCTTTTTTTGAATTTTCTATATCAGTCATTTGCTGAATTAAGTTCTTCATATCCATAATATTAACCTCCTACGACCGCTTTACTGTTTTCTGTGTCACCAATATCGCTTGATTCTCCTACAGGTGCACCTTCTGCTGCATCGTGGTCGCGTTCTTTACGAGCAGTTTCTAGTTCTTTTAATAAATCCATTACACGATTGCCACCTACTGATTCTTGGGCACTTTCGCCGCCCATATCTTCGGTATTCAACATAGATTCATAAGGCTCGTCGTCCTTCATTTCTTGGTATTCTTCTCTAGGATCATTCATATTGCGCACTATAATATGACTTTGATCAATACCGCAACATTTGCCAAGATATTCCTGTAAAATAATATTTGTAGTTGGATATTCTACTGTTGCTTCAAAATATGTTACTTCCATATTTTGTAGTTGTGGAAAATCTAAAGGACGTTCTTGTATTGGTGTTTTCTTTCCAGATGTTAAATTAGACAAATTAAACTTTTTAAGAGCAGTTTCTAATTTATCTACACATTCTGGAGGGCAATCGCCTGCCACACCAATTTTAAATTCATAAGTCTTTTTAGACTCTGTTAGTATTTCTTTAAATGATCTCATTGCGCATTGATCCTAATTTGTTATATATATTATTTATCTTTATCAAGACCTTTTAGGCGCTCAAGTAGACTGTTTCTATCTGTAACTACGTAACCCTCACCGTTAACTATATCGCCAGGTGCATTATTAGAATCTTTATCTTGTTTTTCTTTTTTGAGTTGTAGTTCAATCATTTTAAGTTTTTTATCTAGTTTTGCAACCTTTGCATCTAAACTAGTTTTTAGCATTCCGCCTGCTACTTCGAAAACTCTGCCACTATATCTACTTTCAACATTCATACCCAGATCCATTAAGTCTTCGTATGCATTCATAGCTTTGTCAGCAACTTCATTTAACTCTTTATCAGCCATTTCTCCAAGGCCTTTGACAGCTGGAAGTGCAGCATTAATTTTATCAAATTCTGCTATATCACGAAATGTTTCTTCTCTTTCTATTTCGTGTTTATGTTGCTCAACTTCTTGTGCTTCAGCTTCTTCAATAATATCTTTTGAATCTGGTAAATTTAATAAATCTTCTAACTTTTTTGTCATTGTAGCTTCCATTATATGCTAGTATTATTTATCGTCTTTTACCATTATGGAATATGTCTTGTTCGGTCACTATACGAAAGTATATTCCTTTTTGTTTGCACCAAGCTCTTGCTGCTTCCCACTTCGCTTGGTTAACAACATAATGTGCTTGATTAGCTCTACTGCGTCCTAATTTTTCTTTTAGTGCTTGACTGCTAGGTTTAACTTCTATTAGTTCAACTCTTTTCCTTCCACCTTTATCTGAGTATACAATAAAAAAATCAGGAACATATATTGTATGTTTGCCAGACAACGGGTTTCTATAAGGTATACGTATTGCTTCAGAAGCCCATTGCGATACACTAGGATGTTCGTCGCAGAATTTCATAAAGGTAAATTCCCAACCTGAGCGGTATGTAGGAGTTTTGTTTCCTACATATTTTTCAGGGTTTTTTAGATTGAATTTACCTTGAGCAAAATGTGCCATTAGACTAAGATTTGACGCTGCTCAAACAGTTGTGTTTTTTCTGGTATTCTATAACCAAGAGTACTTACTTTGCTGCGATTTAGATTTAATATTTGTGCAACAATATTACTCAACTGTACATCAGTGACACCTTTCAAAGTATCTATTAATTTAAAAACTGTTATCTGATCAATTTCTGCTTGTTGTAAAAGCACACTTGCGGTATTTACAGCAGCAATTTTATCAAACCCTCGTTTTAAAAAATAACCGATTACTGCATCTACTTCCGATGCATTGTAAGAAATTTGTCTATTATAATAATTGTCAAAAAACTTTTTTGTTAATTCGTCTGAAACTTTTTGTGGATTACCAGAGTCCATTATGTAATTACTCCTCTTGCTGCTCTTAATGCAGTATTTGCAAATGAGGCTAATTTCGTATTACTGTTTATTTGGTTAATTAACCCATTTGTAATATCTTGTTGTGCTGTTGCAGACAATCCAGTGTATGATTCAACTGTGGTACCAGGTACTGCTCCTGTATTAATAGCTTGTGCTACAAAACTCGATCTTGCAGATGGATTAGTGGTTATTTGTGCTGCAATTGCAACTGGATTTAAACTAGATTCAGTGGCTGGTATACTAGTTGTAGTTATTGCAGGTGTTTGTAACGGTACAATAATTTGTTCTAGTACTCCTGTTTGTGAGTTATTATTAATATTTGAAGGATTAATAGTACTATCACTATTTGCCATTCTTGCAATTAAGCCTCGCGGAACATTAGGAGACGTGTTGAGCAATTTTGGGGATAAATTATATTTTTCAAAAATAGATTCATCTGCGTAACCCAATGGGCTCATTTCATTATCATATCTTGTTTCAGCTGATGTAAAATGTGTAGGTTCTCCTTGAGCACCTATAGTTCCTTTATCATATAAAACTGCTTCATATGCAATTGTAATTGTATTTTCAACCATACCAGAACCGTCACTATAATCTAAATCACCGTGTTGCCAAGCAGATAATAAAGGATTAACTAAAGTATAACTAAACCATTCTTTACGAGATAATTGATATATTTTTATATATTCAAAAAACGGTATTTCGTGAGCTACAGATTGTTTTCTTGTGTTTAATCCGTAAGTTGGTACTTTTGAATAGTATTTGTCTCTTGGATTATAAGCGCCGCCTGCTGCTGTAATATCTTGATTGCCGTCAGCATAATACCATTTGTAGTATTCTTCTAACATTGATCTTGTAGCACCTACAGAATCATCGTGAAATGTCATTCTTACATCTTGGTAATCTATTCTTGTTTGAACATTTTTCTTTCTATTGTATTGCTGTTTATTTTCGATACTTGCTCTAAAACTAGGTAAGTCTGTAGATTTAACTAATACACCGATTTCTTTAACAAATAAAAATGTATTATATAATGATGCATCTGCAATTGCTCTACTAGGTTGAAATACAACGTGGTATAAGAATTTTTGCTTCGGCGAGAAAGCGTGTCCGTATTCCGTATACAGTTGATGTGCGTGTCTTGCATCACGCATATGCACATCAAGATTTACATTAACAAGATATGGATCTAAAGTACTCATAATAATATTTATCTATAGAAAATATATGCGTATATAAAAAAGCGAGAACTGAATTAACAATTCTCGCTTTAATATAACGCCAATCTGTTGACTAATTAGCCAGTAACTGTTGTGCCGCCTGTTCCGCCAGCTAAGATTCTAGCTGTTGGTTCGCCGATACCGTTAAAGTCTTCATCTGCTCCAAATTGGATTGCATTGTCGTAACGTATAGATAATGTTGTTGTAACTGGGTCATTTGTTGCATATGCTAATGTGTTATAGTTTGCTGATTCAATATAGCATCCTACTAAATGGAATCTATCAATAACATTTGCACCTGTTGCTCCGTTACCACCGTCTAGTATTTCAATTCTAGTTTGGAATTTGTAAGTACCTGAACTTACTGCACTTGATTGCTCAAAGAAATCAAACTGTCTTTGTAATTGCTGTCCAACAATTTTTTGTACGTTGTTGTTTGCATCTTCGCGTAGTGTAAGCGTAATTGGTTCCCAAGTGTGCTTACCAGCAAGATATGTTCTTGAGTTATAAGTATCTACTGTAATCTGATCAAAACTTACGTTTGGACGAGTTACATCTACTACTTGTCTTGAAATTTCTCTAGTACCGTCTGCGCCACCTGTTGTTCCAAAGTTATCAAGGAAAACACGGAAGCGATACTGTAGTTTAGGCATTAATAGCGAACTATTAGAACCTGCACCTTCGGTAGGTATCGAAATATTTGTTAAAGTTGTGATTGGCATTCTTTATCTCCTATACATAGTATTTATACACATTTGAGCAGGGATAATTCCCTGCTCATTATATGCGTATATTAACCTAGTGCCGCAATTTCACCTGTGTTTTTAATTCTCAATGGAATGTAGATGAATTCAATTGCCTTAACAGGCTCAATAGCAATATCTAACCATAGCTCGTTTCTATCGATTCTTGCTGGAGTATTATTGCTTTCATCACATACAACTAAGAAGTCATAAAGTGCTCTTAGACCTACAAGTTCTAGTAGCAGAGCATCTGCTGCTGCTTTAACTTGATCACGTGTGATCTTGTCGTTTGGTTCAAACAAGTATGGTCTTGCTAGTAGTTCTAGCTGTCCACGTAAGTAAACAACTAGGCGTGCTACGTTTACACGATCTAGCGCACTTGCGTTTCTTGCACGAGTCTTTTGACCAAATACAACTAAACCAGCACCACTAATAAATGTAATTGGGTTTATGTTGTTGCTGTATAGTGTATCACGTTGTCCAGTGTTTAGTGC